GATAACTTTCCATTTTAATTAAGTTGTTGCCTTGTTCTAAAACAATTTCAATCTCGCCTAAATCTGTTTCAGTAGAGTTTTGCAATTCATACTTATTTCCTAAATAATCAACTCCAATATTTTTAATGAATATCATTCTTTTGTTTTCAACTTTAAATATATCTTTTTTTGTTTCATTTATATAATTCATTTCGCTTATAGGCAATTTAAATTTTTGTATATTTCCATTTTCGTTCTCAATTGTTAGATATGTATCACGTGGAAGTAGTCCATCTTCAGGATATAAAGCACTTGTCTTTTTAATAAACTTAGATGGTGATAAACTAGAACCTGGAGCTAAATTACTTGTTACTACTAATCCTTCAGAACCTAAAACATCAGTTGAAGGATATAACTTTTCAATATTTCCTGTTAATTCAAAATAGTAGATTTCACTATTTGCACATTTAGTTGCATTTAGTACACTTCCTGTCAATGTAGTAGATATATTTTCATGTTCAGAAACTTGTGCTGTTATTTTATTTAATGCTCTATCAACTTCGAATTTTGTTTTTTGTACTATTTCTTCAGTAGATCCTGGGCTTTCATATTCTATAGTTGCTGAAGTTACAGATAACGCTGATATAGTCATATTTGTATAATCTTTGTCAATTTTATGTACTATACTTTCTACTAATTGTCCTTCTTTATTTTTAAAATGTATTCTATCTCCTATTGTTAAATAAGGATAAAAACAATTCTTTAAAACAAATGCACTGTAGCCAAATCCTTTTACTTGTTGTAACAATCCATCAATCAACAATTCTTGTTTTGCTATTGAATAAGCAAATCTATTATTTTCAAGCTTTAACCAGTTTTCTCCATACAATGCAACCAGATCATTATCTTTTCTAATACTTTCTTCGCCTTCTGCGTCTGAAAACCCAATACTCACGCAAGTAATTGGTTTTGTATCTCTTTTATCTTCTAATTCAACATAATCTTCTAATACTACATTTGTTATATTATTATATATAAATTCTAATTTGTTTAAGTTGTTTATTGTTGCGAATGTTCCAGAAATACCTGCAATTGCACATATTACGTCGCCATAACTTTGATTTTCGAACTGATTTCCATCAACAACAAAATCTTCATTAGCGATACTTTCGTTTTGTAATTCTATATTTAATGTTTCACATATTTCATTTAAAACATCTTTAAGTGTTACAATCTCACCCAAATAATTCAAACTAGTTTCGTATTTTTGTGCAAATACTAAACCTTTGTCGATAGCAGTTATTTTTACTAGTTCTTTCGTGTTGCTGTCTTTAATTTCAGTAACATAAAAATTACCAATAAACATCTCAATATCATTTAAGATCCAATACAATTCGATTTCTTTATTCTTATAATCTATATTGTTTTCAGTTTCAAATTCCACTTTTTTTAAATTAAATGTGCCAATCCAATTTGAATTTTTGTAAGCGTTTGCGGAATATTTGCTTATTATTTCTACAGATATTCCGTCAATTTTTATAAATTCTTTATATGTTATACTGTTTTTAGCACACTCATTTATAATATTACTAGATAGATTGTAGAGCATAATCACTACTCTTCTCTAATGTTATAGTTATATCGCTTACTATATAACCATTGTCAATCAAATTTTCTATTGTTTGTTTTGGAACTGTTACAATGAAGTTGGCTTTCTTATAACTATTGTCTATTATAGAATAATATTCATAAGCACCATCAACTAATTCATTTAGATATGTGTGTAATGTGCTTATATTCCAACATCCGATATCCAATTCAATAATTACGTCTGTATAATCTGTTTTAATTACTTTTCTTGTACCATTTGCAAATTTTGTTTTAGAAATTATGTCAGGTTGCTCATTTATTTTGTAACCACTTTTTAGAATTTTATTAAATTCAAAGTCTTCTGTTTCTTTTATTTTCTTTAATAACATTTTTTTAACCTCCAAACGCAAATTGTAAATTTTTATTTCTTGATATCTGTTGTTGATTTTCGTATATTGTTTCTCCGTCAAGCTCTAAAGTGTTGTAATTTTCAACTCTTATTACCGAATTAGCATTTAATATTTCAGTTATATTCCCTGATATTCCTGCAAATCCTGCAAATCCAGTTTGTTTTGCTACAACATTTCTCATTTTACTTAAAATACTATCATTCATTTTATCTACTGCGTTTAACGCACTACTAGTGTTTAAGTCAATACCTATTGCAACGCCTTCAGGTATAAATTCTGCTAAATCTCTTGCTTTCGTTGATGGTGAATGAATTCCAAGCTGTTTTTTAATTCCGTCCAGTATTCCTTGTGCGAATTCTCTAACCTTTTTATCCATCCAATCTTTCGCATTAACAATACCTTGCCAAATACCTTCAACAATATTTTTACCAATATTTATCATGTTTTCTGGTAATTCTTTAAAAAATGATATTACATTGTTTATTATGTTTCTAACTCCATTTTCCATTTTAGTTCTTATCTCATTTATCCAATAAGTTACAAAACTTATCACACTGTTAAATACATTTTGTATTGCTCCTGGAAGTGATTGAAAAAAAGAAATTATTGTATCTATTACCAATTTTATTCGCTCAGGCATTTTTTTAAATTCTTCAATCAAAAATATTACTGCATTAGGAATATCTTCATAGAAGAATTTTCTTATATTTTGATAAAATACTAAAAATGTTCCTAATATTGTGCCAATCGCTAAACCTATATAATAAGGTAAATTTGTAAATATTTCTACTATAAAATTGATTGCATTTCCAATTCCAGTTTTTAAATTATCAAAGATTGTTGTAATTGTTGTAATTTGCCATTTAAAATAATTAACAATTCCATTAAATATTTCTATTACTGTATCTATTTGCCATTGAAAATATGATACAATTCCGTTCCACATATTGTCCCAAAATTCTCTAAACTCTTCTGAAGTATTATACAAGTACATTATTCCTGCGACCAATCCAGCAATTAAAGCAATTACAATTCCAATGGGATTAGCTAGCATTACAGCATTTAAAGCTATTAATCCTGTTTTTAATGTATTTACTGCCTTAACAACACCAAGATAAACACTAAAAGTTGCAATTCCTGTTGTCAATGTAGCAAGTGAAGCTATTAATACATTAGTTTCAGTGCTAAGTTCTTTTACTTCTTTTCCGCTTATTCTGTCAGTTAAGTAACTTACGAATTCATTTAATTTTGGAAGAATATCGCTAGATAATTTACTTGACAAACTATCCATTAACGTCCCTGTGAAATTATCCCAATTATCTCTTAAAGTGGACATTTGTCCATTTAATGTTTTGCTTTGATTTTCCATTGATTCGAAAAACTTTCCACCTTCAGAAGAACTTTTTTCCATAGCAGTTGTAATTTCAGACACTTTTAAGGTTCCATCTGATATTCTATCATACAAACTAGACATACTTTCGCCAGTTCGCTCTGATATTTCTTGTAATGGATTAAATCCTGCTGTTATCATCTGTTTTATATCAACTAATGTTACTTTTCCATAGGAACTCATTTGGCCATAGGCTAATGCAATACTTTGCATTTTTTCAGCACTACCTTGCGCAATATCTCCAAAACTCATTGTAGCTTTGTATGCTTCTTCTGAGTTTAAACCATATTGCATCAGCAGTTGTGTTGTTTCTGCTAATCCAACCAACTCATATGGTGTTTCTGCTCCAAGTTTTTTTAGTCTTTCAACTATATTTACCGCTTCAGTTGAAGAACCTGTCATAGTTTTAAAACTTGCAGTTAGTTGCTCTATTGTAGCATTATATTGAATACCATTCATCGCTACTTTTTTTAATGTGTCGCCTATTTTCATAAATGCATTTGCCATTAATTGACCTTTCGCAATGGTTGATGCACTCATTTTATCTAATTGTTTTTGAAAGTCTTTAGTTTCTAGTTTTGTTTCAAATTTTAATCCACCCGCTATCATTTTAGCACCTCTTTTCTTTGGATAAAATTTCCTCTATTATTTTTTTCTTTCTTTCTTTATTTTCTTTACTTTCTTTTAGTTTATAAAATTGTTTTAGTTCTAATAAGTTCTTATCTTTTCCATTATAAACTCTGTAACTTCTTATTTTTGAAAATATTAGTTCACTGTCTAAACAATTCCACATCGCTTTAAATTTCCACCAATGAAGGCTATCTTCGTTTAAATCTACTCTATATTGAGTATAAAAAGCACCCCAAATATAATTTCTGTCTTGATAATAATCGAATATATCTTCTTGTTTATTTCCTTTGTTTTCAATACTATCTTCTATTTTATCTCCTAAGTTATAGAACTTTAAAAACTCTGATATAAATTCTTCTACTAAGTTTAATTCTATTATTTTATCAAAAAAAGGGCAAACACTAAACATAAAATTAAGTATTTCTTGTTTATCTGCTC